ATACCATCTGAGGGGGATCTTTCCCATTTTACCAACCTTTCGATTTTTTTATCATTTCTGTAATCACCTTGTCTAAATTGTGGATTTTTAGGAGGGCATGGATCTATTGTTAATTTTTCATCTTTTTTCTTTTGTGGTATTTGAGGCTGTTGCTGTAAAGGCTGTTCTTGTTGTTGTTCTTTTTGTTTTGCAGGTTCAGTATATATAAAATTAGCAGGGTTGTATTCGAGTGGTTCAAAGCTAGGAATATTAAACGTACCACAGGCTTGATATGTACCTAGCTCATCTTCGTTTATCAGTTCTGTAAGATTATTTCTATGTGCATCAACACAAGCTGGTATATCTACAATAGGCTTTAAAATGATATCTAATGTTGGTCTTTGAATTTCCCAAGTTCTAATTTTTGGAATATCGATTTCTTTTATTTCAATCTTTGGTATTTTCGTCATCTACATCTCCAATGGAAATAGACCAACCATCTTCTCCAAACTTTCCAACTTCTCTTATTTTAGGTTTTTCTTTTGCATTTTCTTTAAACCAATTTTCGTGAAAATTTTTTATTTCATTATCTAACTCTAAATTAAATTTTTTTATTCGCAACCAATTAATAAACTTGTCTACATAATGTTGAATTAGTTTTTTAAAAAATCCAAATATCACTTATTGCTCCCATTTGCCTTTTGTTTCCCATTCTATGTGTTCTCTATTTCTTTGCTCTATATAATCCCAGAATTGTTTTGAATCATCGCTCATTGGTATTATTGGGCCAGTTACTTTAGGCATTTTCTTTTCTATCTGATTAGGTAAAATTTTACTTACACCCTCCATAACTTTCTCCATCATCATTGCTTCAAACTGTGGACTTGTAATGTAACGATAACCTGCGTATCCAGCAGCAATAGTTGTGACGCTAATGATAAAAGATAAAATAGATAATACAGATGAGATTTTATTTAACATGATAAAACTTTTTGTATTACTTACCATTATAGGAATTACTCCTCTTTACGTCACATTAGGAATAATGACCCGCTATATGACACGGAAAATTTATTAGCTTTTATTTGCTATTAAAAAGGCTTTATAAGAATTTTTAACTGAATCTGTCCATACTGCATTACAAATTGCTTGTACTTTTGCTGGTTCGTTTGACAAATCAGTATCAACTAAATTATCAGAACCATCTAATGTACCTGCATTTAATACATATCTACGATAAGAACGTGTTAACTCCTTACCGTCTTTGCTGATAACAGTTGCTTCACGAACTTGTACATTTGCGTAAGCACCAACAACTTCTATTTTGTCGTATTCAATTGATTCAGATAATGCCATTTAGGAAAGTCCTCCAGACTTAACAGGTTTATGGTGCGTAGTTTAAAGACTTAGCTACGGTCTAAGCAACTCTATATGTAATAGAACCTCTAAAGTCTTTGCCTGATATTTGCGCTAATGTTTTAACTGCAACTCCTGATGAATTGCACTCTAAAATAAACATATTATCTGTATTAGCATTGCCAATCATACTTAAATCACTACCAGCATTTGTCTCAGAAAACGCTCCACCAGCTATACCTACATTATTAGCAGCAAAAATATTGAAAGGTAATCCAGCTATTGTTGCATTTGCGGTGCTTGATGATGTTGGCATAGTAGCTCTAAACCAAGCAGTTACCATATCTCCAATTTTTATATAAAAACAATTATTTGTGGTATTTGAAGCAGTAAGTCCAGCGAAGTTAGGTGTCCATGTACCTTCTTCATAATCTTCAAGTTTATTAGCATCTGCGGTATCTGAGCCAAATAATAGTCCACCAGTAATTGCAACACCGCTAGTAGAATTTATCTTTAAAATTCCTGTGCTATTTAGGATATGACTGTCTGTAGCATCATGGTACAGTTGAAGGTCATTATTTATTCCAAAGCGTAACCTTTTATCGTCAGTATTTGCTCCTAAATTTAAATGTCCATGTACATCTACTGCATCTGCTGTTGTGTTAAAACGTTTCACATTATCGTGGTACAATTCCACGGATCCGTCAGGAATTACTTTAATACCTGTTTCACTATCTTTTGCTTCTATTAAAAGATTTCCTGTTTTGTTAGTAATTTTTGAGTCTGATCCATCATGAAATATCTGTAAATCTTGAGATTCACCTAAACATAAACGATCATCACTTGAACCAGAACTATCACCTAATAAAATTCGTTGACCGTTTGTAAGTATATCTCTACCTAATTGTATTGCAAAATTGTTTACAAGTAGTCTAGAAATTCCACCAGTTTTTAATTCAATCGTATCAGCAGCAGAAAAATGAACTAATGTATCTGTATCACCCTCGTGTAGTAAAGCACCAGCAGTAATAATATCGTCTGCTGTTACAGAACCATCTACATCTATTCCTGTTGAAGTTGTTTCAGCCTTCTTTACATTATCAAAATACAGTTCTACAGCCCCATTAGCAACACATTTGATGGCATTTTCATTATTATTTGTTTGAAATATAAAAGCACCAGCAGATAAAATATAAAAATCACCTGTATTACTATCTATGACAGAATTATTTGAATCGTGATATATTTCTAAATCTCCACCAGTACCAAATATTGCTTTTACATTGTCATTATGATTAACATTTCCAGTTAACGTACCACCAGCTAAAGGCAACTTGGTTGCTATTGAGTTTGTGACTGTTGTAGAAAAATTTGCATCATCACCTAAAGCTGCTGCAAGCTCATTTAATGTATTTAATGTACTGGGTGAACTATCTATTAAATTTGATATTGCTGTATCTGTATAGGCTGTTGTAGCTACCTTTGTAGAATTATCTGAAGCGGACTGTGTTGTAGCTGTTACTCCGTTAGTTAATACCCCAGAACTGGAAGTTAATCCTCCAAACAAAGTATCTCTTGCAGCTATATCAACCCCATCAACCGTTCCTGAAACAACAATGTTACCTACAATAGTGGCTCCATTAGAATCTATTGCTAGTACAGAAGTCAATGTACCAGCTACCATAACTTCTAAATTTAACTTTCCATCTTCAGTATCATCACTTGCATCAACAATTACAGCTTCAATAGCAGCATATTCAACACCAGCGGGAACAGTATCTGTTTCATTAGCACCATCATTTTTTCCTTGAAAAGTTATTGTTGATAAAACATCATTATCCTGACCAGCACCAGAATCACCTCTTCTATGAAATAACAAAATATCAGCACTACTACCAGACGAGTTGAGATTACTCTCTATACAAAACCCTGCTGTAGTATCGGCAGTTGCTAAATGCAATGGAAATGTAGGATCTGATTCATGTATGCCAACAAATTCACTTTTTAATCTTATTCTTGAAGCTAATGTACCAGCAGCGGTTGACATCAGATCCAAAATGCCATCTTCAGAACCATTGCTTGCATCTGCTATCTGTGCAGCAATAGTGGCATATTCAACAGCATCACCATTATCATCTTGACCTCTAAAAACTAAATTAGCCAAGTTGTCATTATCAGCGGGTGAAGCTGAGTTTCTAAATAAAACAAGATCAGGTGCGGTGTCAGCACCAGTGTCTGTATTTTCAATAATGACTTGATCGGTTGTATCTGAACTAAACAAATGTAATTGTGCAGCGGCAGTTCCAGTTCCTAACTTAAGACCAGTAGTGGCAAATGAAGCTATTTGTGTTTGATTGCATGATATACCGATCTCATCATCAGTAACCCTAAATAATCCTGTCGTACCAGTATCATCTATGAAACCAACACTAGGGGCAGATGCACTGCCATTAGGGATGCCTCTTAATATTGTTGTTAATTGTATTTTTTTATTTTTATTAGCGTTTGCAGATTCGCTTACATCAATTATAGGAAAAACATCAGTTGCTACTGGTGCGGTTAATTCAGTAAGTGCTGTGATTTTCCTATCAGCCATTTATTTGTCGGTTGCTGTTTCTATCTTACCCTCTAATTTGTTTCTTAATTCTTTTAATTTTTTTAAAGAACCTTGATTTTCAATAATAGGCTGTGTTGCATTATTGATCTGCGTTTGCTTTTCATTGATAGCTGCCTGCGCTTGCTGTTGTATATCTTTAATTTCTTGTTGTAATAAAGATACTTTTTTTATATCAATATCTAACTGTTCTTGTATCGTTTGAATTTCTGTTTCAATAAGGTCAATAGGATTGGTCATGGTTTTTATGAAATTAAATATATTATAACTTGAGACTAACTAGAAGGCACAAAAGACCCTTGCGTTGGTGTTTTTTGTTCAGTTATTTCAGCAATTAAAGAATTTTCTAATTCAGTAACATAATCTGTACCTAAAACTGCTTTAACATCAGCAAGAATATCTGCTGTTTTTAAATCTGTTCTTGTTATAAGAGAGCTAGGTCTTGTTAAACCAGCCGTTCCATAACGATAACAAGTAAAGTCTCCATCAACTCTTGTTACAGTCCAATGTGCGGTATGACAAAATCCATCACTTTCGTCAAAGTCAACCTGTGATAATCCCCAAGTAGTTGATGCCATAATAATATTATTTATTTAATAATACTAACTTGCCTCTAGCACTGCAACTTTTGCATTTAATTCTTGTATTGCTTTTGCCATTAATGCAACCATATTTGGATAGTTTATAGAATCTGGACGATTATTTCTATAATCTACAAAATCTGTAAGTCCTAAATTATGTACTTCTTCTGCTGTAAATCCAGCATATTTTTTATCTTTTTCATCTTCACCTTGCGTTTTATATTTAAAAGTAACAGGTCTTAATTTTAAAACTTCTGCAAGACCCCATAAAGCATCTTTAATATCTTGTTTATATTTTTTTGAAGAACTAACTGTTTTTAATCTACCATTAGAATCAATATGAACATTAGCTGAACCACCAGTGAAATTAATTGGAGATCCACCATCGTCCCCCGTAAATACAGCGCCATCATTTCTTATTTCAAATAATTCGGTGTTGTCGCTATTTTCAACACGTAATGCGCTTGCACCTGATCCGTTTCCAGAACCTTTAACATGAAGCCTTGCACCAGCAGCCGTATCTCCTACACAAAAACTGCCATCAGATAAAATTCTAGCTCTTTCACTACCATTTACATCTATAAGGAGTTGATCTGTATTATTGTCATATCTAATTTGCCCTGCGTTGATATCATCTGGATCACCCATCATGATATAAGCACTCTTATTGGCTGGTGTCATAATGTTTAACACACAATGAGTACTATTTTCTAATGCTAGTACAGCGTTACTATCAGCAGATACAGTGCCAGCACTACCTTTGTGGACGTGAAGTTTTGTATCTGCACTTTCTATGCCAATACCACAATTTCCTGAGCCATCTATTGTCATTCTAGTTACTGCATTGGTGTAACCTGATGTCGTTCCAGTTTTAAAAACAATTCCACCATTACTAACACTATTCGATAATTCTAATGCGTTATTACCAAGTCCAATAGCAGATTGATCGCTTCCACCATCTTGTTTAAATACTATTCTAGGATTATCATTTTCTTCATTATTATCTGTATCAGATTCAATTATTAATTCGCAATCACCACTTGTTCCTGATGAAACATGAAGTTGACCTGCTGGTGTTATACCAATACCAAGTCCTGTATCATTGACTCTTATTCTTTCACTGCCACCAGTTTCAACTGCAACAGTATCAGCGGCAGGGAATCTTATCGCAGTGTTTGTATCTCCATCATGAATTATTTTATCTGCAATAATAATATCTCCATGCACTTCAGCCCCACTGCTATTCAAACTGAACTTTGTACTACCACCCAACTGTAAAAGCAAATCACCTGTACCAGCATCATTAATTATTGAGTTGCTTCCATTATGGGAAATTTCAAGATCCCCACCCGTTCCAAATACAGCTTTGGCATTATCAGCAAATTCTAGTGCGTTATCTGATTTGTCAAAAACTATATTAGCCGCTGCGCCAGTAAAGGTCACATCACCATCATGCGTTGCACCATCATCAGTTACAGTTCCAGTAATATTTATTCCTGATGCACTTATATTTAATCTTGTTGTACCAGCTATCGAAACGTCAAAATTATTTGCACCAGAACTGAAGATCCCAGTATTTAATTCATC